TGACATACTCCAGACGGACCGGCGAATGCGTAACCAGACACGAACCCGCCAGTCACAGTTGACGATGAGTTGTTGTCTCCAATATCGATCGTCGTCGAACCATATCCGCGCATCTTCAAATCCACATACGCCTTGTTTGCAACATCGGTCGCCGCAGAGGGCGCTGGAGCCGTTGGAGAGACAGCGAAGGACGCGGAACTGGCGAATGTCGCCATCCCCGTGATGGTCGTAGATGCGAGCGTTGAGTTCCCTGTCACCACAACGGACGACGCGAATGTGTGCCCACCCGTCCAACTGTACGAATCGGCCTCATCAACCTCGTCTGATGAAATTGCAATGGCTCCTGCGGAGTTATAGACGTGGGTCTTCGTCCCAGAGGCAGCGATTGACCCGAGCGAATACCCCGACCCATTCCCGATGAGCAGCTGACCCGCAGAAGGCACTGAAGTCGTCGCCGTGCCACCGTTCGCAACCGGGACCGGCGAATCGACGGAAACGATTGACCCATAGGCATGGATTGTGGAAGAAACGTTCCCTAGTTCCGTATTCAAGTTTTCCAGCGACGTATTCACGTTCGTCCTGAACGTCCCAATGGTGTCGGAAAGCGCGGTTGTCGCAATGGTCGCCCCGTATCTCGGTGCGCCAATCAGCCCGGAGAACCACCCCGAGACAACAACGACCCCAGTAATGAGAGTTGTGAGTAAGTGCATTAGCTTTTAGATATGTTCGCCCATACAATATCTCCCAATTCCGCAAACGTGACATCTTTCAATTGCGTTCCGTCCGGGAAAATAACCGACTCGAACGTGTAATCCTCCAGGTCACTTATCAACGGCTCCTTCCCATGGCGCAAGAATCTCGTGAACGGGGTCACGCTTTTCGATTGAGAGTCAGAGAACGACGTGCTGTTCTTTGATACCCCCGTGAATGTGGTCATCGTGCGTGAACGCCACCCATTGTTATCTGGTCCCGTTCGTCCCTTTCCCTCCGGGAGTAGAAATCAAGCAATCCTTTCTCTAGATCGGCGACTCTTTTCTCATACAGAGCCACGCGATCTTTCTTATAACTCTGGCAGTACGGAATCGCCGCTTTGTAACAAAGAACAATATGGAACGGAGAAGCGAACCCGGGGACTTTCGTTCCAGTAGTCACCTCGCCCGAGGTGAAAATCGAAGCCGTCCGTTGGTAATAGACCCGGAGCCCGGACGTAAGAGTAGTTGTGGCGGCCGTGGGAGCTGGATAGAGCAGAAGCGATGAGCCCTTTTTGTCGTAGTAAACAGGCAATCCGTCCGTCTTACAGAACTCTTCCATCGCCTCCCCGATCTCGGACGTATCAATCGGTGACAGAAGATGCCATATTCCGTTCACGTCCTTGACCTCAACGCGCTCGATGAAAAGATGCGAACTGTCGAACGTGTAATCATTCTGTGCGGCAACGAGTGTGGCGACGCCTATCGGAAAATCAGAGTAGTTCGAGTCATCGAATTGCCACATCCCATCCATACCGAGTATCTTCCCAATGACCTCTTCGTAGGCGGCATTAAGCCGGCGCAAAAGCGTCGCGTCGGTAAGCGATGTCGAAGTCGCATCACACAACACCCTGGTCTCCAATACAATATCTGCAATCGTCATTTTGTGGGGTTAGTCCGAGGGACGGTTGCGACAACGCCCCCCAGACCAACCCCGCAAGGGGCTGGTCACAAGTTACAAGACGTTCACATCAAAGAGCACTGGCTTGGTGTTCGCCCACGCCTTCACCTTGTAGTCAACGCGAGAGACGATACCGACACCAGAGTAGTTATCGGGGTCCTTCTCATTGACCATGATCTGGCCGTAGGTGCTCTTGCAGATACCGAGGTGGAGAACCTTTTTCACTCCGGCAATGACGTGATGCGCGGTCAAAAGGTTCGATGAGTAGTGGGTCACGCCCATGTACGTCATTCCCTGTTGTCCGCCATTCTTCAACGCCACATCAGCCGTCGCAAATCCGTTCGCCATCATGTACGCCTCAAGCATCTCAAAGTCGGCCGGACGCCACACGATAAAGATGCCGTTTCGCTCTGCAAGTGACTGACCCGAGGCCGTGTTGATGACGCGCTTGATGGCTCGAATGATGTCATCAATGTTCGTCACTGAAACGGTGAACCCGGTCGAATCCGCAGACGAAGTTCCTGCGAGGTCGCCAGCGCCGAAATCAGTGAGCGAGCCGTAGGAACCAAGCACCGCCGACTCCAATTGCTCGTTGATCATTACGCCTTGGCGCTTAGCAATCTCCATCTGAACCGCGTATCCCGATTGTGCCAAATCAGCGCGGTCAATGAACTGCGCCATGATGTAGCTCGTGTCGATTGTCACGCTCTCATCGGTCTGCGTAATCGTGTTGAACGTGTACGCGGTTCCGCGAGAGTGCGAAGCAATCGTCGCGTCCGTGAGGTACGGATTGTGGAGAACCTTGCTGTCCGTGTAATCCACGCGACAGATTTCCTTCCACTTTACTGGTTCGTCAAGCGCCTCTTGGAGCGTGACTGCCCAGTCCTCCTTATAAACGATTGTGTTACTGACTCCCATAGTAGGACTAGTTTTTAACGGGTTTTCGAGGCCCGGTCGCAACTAGCCCTGACTACTTAGACAACGGGAGTGTCGGAAAACTTGCTTCCTTCGGTCGCCTGCTTTGTCCTCGCTTGGACGACCTTCCGGGCAAGTATTGGATCATCAGGAAGTCCACCCTTGGCGAGCCAGTAATCAACTTGGTCCCTCGATGACGTCGCTGATCGCTTCCCACCCCTTGGCGTTGCTTCCAATGTGACCCTCTGGTCTTTCCGCGCCTTCAGTTCCTCCTGAACGTACTTGAATCCAAGCACTTCCTCGAGGGACTTTCCCGTATTGCGCATCTCTTCGGCAATGAACTCGAAATCTTCCGACTCGACTCCGCTCGCCTTGAGAAACGCTTTTTCTCCGTAGCCAAAACCTTCTGGCTCGTTCTTTTTCGGTTCAGCCACTGGCTGTTCCGCTGGTTTCGGTGGGTTGGCCTTGAGTTTCTTCAGGGCCTTGTAGCTACGGCTCGCCATGCCGTGGAACTTCGCCGCCTCCGCCTTCCAGTCGGTCGTGTCCTCTTGTCCTTCTTCGGGCTCCCCAGGGAGCTCGGGAAGTTCTTCGAGAACGTCGTCCTTCAAAACTTCATTTTCTGGCATAAATGATAATGCGTTTAATTTAAGATGATTAAGAACTTGTTTGCTTTTTCGAGAAGCAGAACTCGTAATCGCCTTTTGGGGTAGCGTAACCCATTGCTTAGAGGGATTCCTCAACCACAAAGTCAACCATCTTGTCGCTCCCCGTCGTGGTCGTGGCCATGTAGATGTCCACGGTCCACACATCACCACCGGCGAGATTCGACGCCCCCGCGGCGGTAAGCAAAAGGGTCGAGGAACCAGTCGTCACGCCGATCTCAGACGTCGTAGCGGTTGCGAGGTTCCGAATGAGGAGCGTCTTCATCGTTCCGGCGGTCGGAAGGCAATCGGCTGCAAGCGTCGCGGCGGTTGGAAGCGTTGTGCTCGCATCCGTCGTCAGTGGCGTGATGTTGATGACGCCGTAACTACAGACCTGTGCCGCTGTAAGCGCAATATTCGATGTCGTGGCAGTGATAGTGAGAACCCCACCACCCCAGAGCACGCGATCGAACTGCGCATTCGCAGAAAACGTCGCCGCCCCTGATTGGGTAAGTGCGGCACTGTTCGTTACCGCACCCTCAAACGTCACGGTATCCTTAAAGACCTTCGGATTCAGTTCATCGGTAAACCTGCCCAGGTTGGCCGAATTTCCGATGTACAACAATCCAAGAACGACCACCGCAACGGCCAGAATCGCAATAACAATATTTTTTACCATTTGTTATCTTTGGTTATTTTTCGACCTTGAGTTGGTTTGCCGATAGTCAACAAAAAACGGGCCCGAAGTGGTCCGTAGAACCTTGTAATGCCCGTAGGCAGATATGTAGACACATTATACCACACTACAACCGCAAAAGCGATACCGAAGTCGTCGAACCGCCTTCCGTTATCCCGTACACTGGTCCGGTCCACAACGTGTCTCCAGCAAAGGTCTCGGAACTCGACGCGTCGAGCCAGAAGCCGGCGAACGCGGTCAGTTTGGTCGTAGTCGCGGAGATATACGCATCGGCGTTGCCGATATTCGAGATTCTCCATGCTTGCGCCCCACTCGGAATCGTAAACAGGAGTGATGCCGTGCTCGTCACCGACGAACTGGCATTGGCGATGAGCGTCGGGGTCAGGTCAATCGGTCCGCCGACCCTCGGCCCCGTTTGTGCGCCGAGATAGAACGCGAGCCCAATGAGCGCGACCGCGGCAATGATCAGATATTTCTTCATGGTGGTTATCTTGCTAAGTTCGTCCCTTTACTCTCGTTCTTTTCTGGCGTCCTATATTGTTCCAACACATTGAATCCGCTTTCGAGCAGGTCAATCCCTCTCCACAGCGCTCGAATGTCCCGTCCTAATTGCTCGTCAGAGTAGTCAATCCCACCAGCCGCAACGGGGACAAGCGCTACGTTGCGAAGTGGGTCAGCGTTCTTTCCCTTCTTTAACGTTCCGTTGGTATACAGAGCAACAAGGAGCACCTTCTTCACCGCCTCCATCATCTTCGGGCTATCAACGAAGTGCGTTACCTGCGTCTGTTCCTGCTCGTCCAAGATACTATCAATAAAATCTTTTTCGTATATCATTTTTTATGTTACTTGTGGCACGACCTTTTCAGAAAGCATTGTCAATGGATTCGTCACACTTGCCGGTGTCTGGTTTGTCGGTTTCGCTTTTATCGGCTGATAGAAATCAATTGGTGACAACCCGCTATACTCAAGAATCTCATTGAGGGTCTTCGCCATACGCGGGTCATCAAGGATCTGCGGAGTGGAGATTATCTGACGAAACACATTGACCAACTTATCAACCATCTGCGGAAGGTACTTCTGCTTGCCGACGATATTTATCATCACAGAGATGGGCGCGTCCTTGAATTCGTCTTTCATTATTTTCAGGAATCGGCGCTTGCCGCCCTTTGCAAAATTCATCCGTATCTTCTCCTTCAGGGTGAGCACCTCCTCCTCGGTGATGAGTTCGCCGCTCAAAATGCGTTCTTTTATCTCTTTATTCGCCTCATTCGTCACCACATTCTCGATGATTGCCTGCATCTCGTTCTGGTCAAGGTCGGCCAAGAACGTCTCACCCTCCGCGATCTTCTTTGCGAGGTGCGGGATTATCCATTTCCGATAAATGCGTACAAGCCCGGTAGCGATCTTTCCCTTACGATACTCGTGAGTCGAGTGAGATTCTGCGGTCACAAGTTCCTGAAGTTTAAACGGCGTCCCTGATGCGGGGCTCTCCCCGAGGATTGATTCGTTCGCCGCACCAATCATCTTTGCGGTATCTTCCCATTGAGCAATCGAACGCTCGAAAAGGGTAGCATTCATCGGGGTCGTGTTCAGTTGCGTCACGTCCTTTGAATCCGCGACGTAGAGAACGGTTCCATTCTCGACCCCAGCAATCTTGTTCCGCTTCGCAAACTGGTTGTCGGTGGTCTTAAATACCACCTTTGAAGCGACGCTCAACATCCCGCTCAAAAGCTGAACATCCGTGTTCGTCCACACCTGCGGGTCGAATAATTCCTCCACTCCCCCGCGCCCGAGAGCGCGTCCGAAGATCTTGTCCCGGAGAATCGCGTCGTACGGAGATGTCCGTTCACGTTTCCTGAAAAGCGTCAATCCCTTCTTATTGCCGTTCTCATCGGTGAGCAGTGAGACGATGTGCATCTGGTCCGAATACCCGTCGGTATCATCATCAAGGTACAGATTGGGAAGTGGTCCGTGAACCTCGTAAATTTCGATGTACCTTCCCGGCGTTCGCACCTCCATCCCATTCTTGTCCTTCTTTGTGCCGCGCTGATTCTTCGAGATCTCTATCAATCCATCTATGGTCACGTTCGCGCCGTTGCTCTCCTCGCCCCAACCCTTCATCTCCTTGAGTTGCGACGGCGTATACTGATGCTTCTCACACTTCACCCCGGAAAGAAAATCGGTCTGGTCGCAGAATGCGATACGCTGCAATGGAACGACCTCTGGTTTCACGTCACCCACGTTTTTGATGAACGCGCCACCGTACGCACAGTACGATTCCACTAGGTCATCAATGAACGTATCAATCTCGTTCTCGTTCGCCCACTTATCGTGATACTTGCGGAGCAAGAATGACTTGAAGTAGTTACGCGCGTTGTTGACATACAACTCAATATCTTTCACGTCGAACCCCTCCGCCCGATAGTGGAGGTTCATAATCGGTAGGACGATGTTCTTGAACGGACGGGAACCATCGTCAGCTCCCGTTGAGTACCGGGAATTCAGATAGAGGGTCGTCCGCCGGATATGCTCGTACATATTCCAGTCGTATCCCTCGATGACATTCACCGGCGTCGTTTGATACGCCGAGATCTCGTCCTGTATGTACTTGTAGATAGTATCCTGTTCGTTCATTTCAAGGACTGAAGAAGTCGCTTCTGCAAGAGTTCCCTTGAAAGTTTATTTATCAGCATCCGTTTCACCAAGCGCGGCCAGAGAAGAATCCCCGCCGATCTGTCCCCGTTCTTCACGTCAAGAAAACACTTTCCGCCGAGATTCAGCACCTCGTCATTCGTGAACGCATCAAGGCATTCCAGTATCGTCTCTCCTGAGTGGGAAACGCTCTTATCTCCCCACGAAAGGACAACTAAAAACCCCGCTGCTTCCGTCTTTTTTGTGGTTGTCTTTTTAGCCATAAAAGAAAACTCCCGATTGCGGGAGTCCGTAGAATCCGTGTAGCCCGTAGGCCCTCGACCTTGATATGGGGGTATTATACCATATCCAGTTCAAAAAAGATACAACTCGTCACGGGAAATCGCTTTATAGGCATCCGCGTAAGACATCATATTCCCATAGGTAGCCCCCGAGAGTTCGGTAGCGAGCCGAGAGAGCCACCCAGCCAACTTGTTCCTGTCTTTCAGTATCTTCCTCCCCTCCCGGTACTGGATCTGGTACGCTGGTATCTCCTGCGAGAGCCGGAATGGAATATCAGCAATGTACCTTCTCCACCACAGGTCGGGACTTTCGCCCTGTTGCCTGCAATGAACCTCCTCGTGGGCAATGAGCGGATAATCCAAGTGAACTCCATCTGGGTTGTAAATGATGGGCCCATAGCAGAAAATCGTCCCTGGGGGCGGACTCAACTTCTTGTGTATCATCTTGAAGTTGGGCGGGTATTGTTTCAAAACAGCCATCATATTGCGGGATTTATCACCTTTTTGGGCGGCATCGGACCGTACCACTCGTCCTCTGGGTCGGCATTCATCATCTTCTTCTCGGAGAGTGCGGCGTAGCGAACCATATCGGCACAGTGCGAAGACCAGTCGTGTATCGGCTCGCCCCACGTCAATAATTGCTCATTCCACTTCCGGCGGTAATTTCTTAGGGCAGAGAGCGCCTGGTCGCAATTGTGTTCGTGGACGCGGAGCCGCGGGAACATCAGGCGAACGTGCTGAATCCCGTCTTCGACACCGATCATCGGAACCTGCGAGAACTTTATTCCAAGCGCCTCCGACGTCTGTTTCAAGGTGAGTCCGGTGCTCAATTCCCTCTTGTTCACGTCGAACGGCGCAAAATGCTGGCCGTACCGGTAGTTCTTCTCGCGCGTGAGGAGCGTCAGGTACGCGGAGTAATGCGAGATACCGAAATTGTGGTTCTCGTAGTAATCAATCATCCGCACCTCGTTGCTCGTGCGCTGAAAGAACCCTATCGCCATTGCGTCATCGTCATCGATCCCGAAATCCCACACGGTCTGCACCAAGAGCTCCGGGTCGAACGCGATGACCCCGATACGTCCCTCACGCTTCGCTTGCTCAAGTTCCAGGGTGTAGATGCCCCCAGAGATCTGCGGCTCGTCCCAGCTCCCATCACGCCACGCCTCTCGCAAGCCATCGGGCAACCCATCGAGGAATGCGCGGTACGTCGGGTCCACTGAAAGGAACTTGTTGTCTTCGAGCCGCGAGGGAATGAAGATGCGGGTCAATCCGGTGCGCGGGTCTTTTGTGATAACAGGTTCTCTCGGGGTTCCGTGGATTCCGAACCTTCTTTTTATCCAGTAGAACCCAACATCGGAGGGGTTGAACGTCGAGAACACTTGTGGTTTCAATCCGGGAACCGTCGAACGGCACGACGAGATAAGCTTCAGGTAATTCTCTTCGGTCGGGATAAGATTCAACTCCTCGACGAGCATTTTTTGGTACTCGTGCCCAACGTACTTGGTGTACGCATTCGCGTCGCGCAGGTGGCCAGTGCGGATAATTGCTCCCGAGGGAAATATGAACTCCGGCGGGTTCCCTGCCTTCTTCGCGCCGAAATCCGAGTACACTTGGTCAGCCCTGTCTATCCAGTCCCGCATATCATCGGCGTTCCGACGGATAACGAGGGCACGCAACGCTGGATTTCCGATGTCATAGAGCAACCACAAAATCCCCGCGAAGGTCTTTCCTCCTCCACGAGCGCCGCCGAACCCTATCTCGAAGTCAGTTCGTATCAGCGCCTGCTCCTGTTTGGGGCTGGGGCGTATCACGGTTCGGGAGTTCATACAATTTGATTGGTTTTCCGCCGGAGGTCAGGTCCGTTTCCGTCCGATCCTTGTAAATATCGTGAAACGCGTTCTTGAGGTAGAAAATAGGACCTGTCGCCCCCGGATTTGGAAGTCGCTCGACCCACGCGCGTTCAATTGTATGCTCCGCGACTCTTATGGCGTCAGGATACCGTTTCTTGTAGTCAGAATATACCTGTCGGTCTATGTCAAGTTTCAGAAGCAATCCCGCCTTACTCGGTATCTTTTTCGACTCCTCGCACTCCTTGAAGTACGCGACAATAATGTCGAGCATTGACTGTTCAGTCGGGAACTTGCGCGGCTTTCCGCCCTTATTCTTCTTTTTCTTATTCATAAAATTTCGACGCTAGGAATAGAAATACGGCAATCGGAGCAAGCACATATGTCACCACCGTCGCTATCAGACCGAGGGACACCACGAGGATTCCACCGAGCTCATCCTTCATAGGTTCAACGCCACAAACTCATTCTCCTTGTCAATTCGCTCCTTCTCTACGAGTCGTTCCCCGAGCGACATCCCCCTGAAGTCGTAACTTTCCCTCTTGAGGCAAAAATACCAGTCGTCGGCATCTATCCTCACCTCATCGCGGTCTAGTTCCTGAAGGGACCTTTTGGCGAATCTCTTTACCGAGGGGAACCAGAGAACAATCGAAGCGAGGCGATACATAAAATCCCACTTCTTCTGCATCCGGTTGTTGTCATGTTCCCTTTTCCGCCCGAGTTTCAATAATCTGAGAACCTCACGGCGCGGATTATCCCACAGCGCATCTTCGCAGAGAACCCCCAAGACATCCTGTACTCTCAACCGATACGCCACATCCATAAGGCACATCGCGGCGCACTTCACCACGCAGAGCGCATCGTCCCGGTTCTTTAGCCCTGAAACAAGCAGAGAACCAACGCGGATGAGCTCTCTGAATGGGCGGCTGAACTCCTTTGGCTCCTTCGTGGCGAGGTCGGCTCGGTACACCTCGGCGATCCAATGGGTCAATCTCTTTGGAAAGAGCATGAGAAACGGAAAAAAATGAAGAAAAGAGAGAATCGCACGCTTCGTCAGTGCTACCGAATCAATCACCCGCGGCTCGGTCGTTCCCCTTAGAATCTTCGAGCATCCGTAGAATCTCATTCCCCAATCCCCTTCATCCTCGACGTATCCTCCGCACGCAGGCATATCACCGAACGCGCCCTCGACGAATTTGACAGAACCTCCCGCCCGCAAGCGTTCACGAATATTCTTATCCACTTCGTCTTTGGTCATCCTTTTGCGCCGTCAGGGACCGCCGGCCGAACAACCGGCTCGTACTCGATCTGGGGCACGGTGATCTGCACCCCGGCATTCTCCAGCTCGGGAAACCGCACGGGAGCCGAAAAGAACGCATACAGAGCGAATACAATCGAGGCAATGACCACAAAGAAGAATATCCTCATACACAAAAACCCCGCTCGGGGGTTCGTGGACCTCTCGTGTGCCCGTAGGCAACTATGTACTGGGGATTATACCACCACCGACCCTAAAAATCAATACACTGGGTCTGCCTTCGCCGTCGCTCCAACGGTAATCCGAACATCCTTCCCACAGTGGGGACAACGGGTTCGGTAACTTAATACCAACCTATTTTCGACCTTTCCTTCAATGATCATATCACGAAAAATGACCTTCCCGCAGTTCGCGTAGGGACAGTGCGCTATCAGTTCGTCGTTCCGTCGCGGGTTAGTATGGTCATTCATTTCCGGTTCAATTTGCTTTCAATTCTCCGTTTTCTCTGGTAGGCAAGGCGTTCCTCTCGGTGCTTCAGGTATCTCCTCCGGGCACTTATCCTCTGGCGAACCTTCCGGTCAATCCCGTCCAACCGGGCGGCAAGGCGTGACGGGTACGGGACGTAGCCACAGTGGAAGCAGATGCCCTGAATCATCTCCTTTTCGGTCCGATCGGTGAAACATGCCGGGCAGTGGGTCATTTCTTATTCAGGGCAAGCCAGAGGTGAGCGACCGCTTCTTCAGGCATACTGCCTATGGTTTCAACTTGGCGCGTACTGTCCTCTATGTCATACATAAACGCAAGCCATTCGCCATTTACCATACGATGCAATCCATAGAACTTATCTCCGCACGCCTCAATCAGTTCGGAGAGGGTTGGATGCTTCACTCCACGCCCTTCCCTCTGTGGAAAACCAGCATCTTTCAATTCTTTAGCGAGTTCGTGGGTCATTTCTTTCTTGTTGGATTTGATATTGTAGGACGATAAACTATATCGCCCGTCGGCATCCTATCGATCTGAGATTGTAACTTCCTCCGTTCTTCCAGGGGAATGTTCGCCTTAGCCACCCAGAAACGAATCCTCACCCCCTCCTCGATTGCCGCGTCTTTGGTCAGAAACCCACGCCGAATCAAACTATCCCGCGCCTCGTCCTCCGTGGAAAAGTGGGCAAGCGGAACATAGCCCTTCGAGTAGAAGAACTCAACGTATTTCCTAAAGATAAACTCTGATTGGGTTCTCTTCATTTCTTCTTCCGCTCTGTGATGGTGACGGGGATGACCCTGGACCTTTCTATGGTCCTCCACTTTCTAAGCCATTGTTCCGCCGCACCCTGGGTCGGACACACAACGAAACAACGCTGGGGAGAAAACGGGCGTGGCGCGTGCTTTTCCAACTCGAACGCGTGTTCTTTCAGATAGTCGGATTGCATTTTTCCTCCCCAAGTCACCACCGCCCACCCATTCCACGTCCTCTTCTTTGGTTTGGTTGCGTTCTCTCTAGAACGAATAAGGGCTTTCGCTAAGCGGTCAAAGCCGTTCTTTTTGAGGAAACGCACGCTGTCCCGAAATTCTCTCTCGTCCCTTTTCTCTTCCCTACTCTTTGGTTTGGTCTTGGTCATAGTGATTGCTTCCTTCTGCGTTCCTTCCAGTTTTTTATCGACCTCCACTTACTTCTCCCCGGATGCGACTTCCTCCTTCCTTCGTTTTCTCGTGCGTGAAGAGGGCAATACCCGCAACTCACCTTCTTCCGTAGTTCCTTTATAGCGATTCCTACTTTGGTCATAGTGATTTGGTATCCTCGTTCGGGGAGAGGAGAGAGAGTGCGTTATCGGTGCAATCGTTCCACGCATCCCACCAATCTTCACTCACAAGGGTCTTCTGTCGTTCATCTAACCTGTCTTTCTCAATCCTCTCCCTCACCTCCTTCTTGTATGCTTCGAGGAGAAGGGAGTGGCGGTGCAAAATGAAGGATTTTATCTCGACTCTTGTCAGTTCCCACGCCCTCTCTGTGGCGGGGTAAAATCGGGCAAAAGATTCCTCGTCAAACTCTTGCTCCGTCATCTCATTGAATTGTTTAAGGAAGTCGTTGGTCATACTCTTTGATTGTTTCTTGGGGGTCATATAGATGCGTCGTTCCTTTTTCGTTCTGCGACGATTTTCCTCAATCTTGCTATTCTCTTCTTCTCGGCGCGCGCATAGCACCCGGGGTCGCGCAACTCATCGGCGAGCATACTCCAGTAAACACACGGCACGTTCCAGTCGTCCATGTGTTTGACCGCGCGGAATGCTCGGTACACTTCCTTGATTTGTTCCTTTGTTAGTTTCATTTTATTCTTGGGGGTCATGGGACTCGTTGAAGTAATCGAAACATCTTGCGGGGACAGCTTGATTGGACCTTTGGATGGAACGCATGATTTCGATGGCTACTTGCGGGACGATGGCGTTACCGAGCGATTTGAGACGTTGGACTCTGTGTTGGGGCTTGGAGAGTTTAAGTCCGTCCAATTCTGCGGGTAGCCCATCATCCACTCCACAAAGTTCGGTTGCAACTTCAAGCCAGTTTCCCTCCCAATCTGGTCGCGCATTTTCAGTTTCGGTGCTTTTGCGTTCCAATACTTGTCCGCCACCTTCATCCCGCCCTCTGCTTCGCTCGCTGACGGTGTTTTGAGCATCTTCGGTATCAACCTCGCTATTCCCATCGAGGCGCTTCTTCCTCCCTTGAGTCGCCTTCGCAATTTCCCCGTCTTGTCCACATACTCTCCCTCCGCGCCATCCAGGTTCTCCTGAATGTGGTCGCTTGCGGTTGCTGTTGGTAGCAACAATCCAGACCCTATCCCTTCGGTGCGGCGCGTTGACGGCGACAGCTGGAATAATGAACGGCTGGACTGTATAGCCTTCTCCTTCCAGATCAAGGCACACTTGTTCGAGTACCATTCCCGACTGCATAGTAACGAAGCCACGCACGTTCTCAGCGATGACCCATTGGGGTTTCGTAAGTCGAATAACTCTAAACATCTCCGGCCAGAGCCAGCGGTCATCTGCCGTTCCTTTTCTTCGTCCGGCCTGGGAGAAGGGCTGGCAGGGAAAGCCGCCGGTGAGAATAAGGGGTGCTGGAATACCTGCGATAGATTCACCGAGTGCTTGCTCGTCGGACTTTGCTGGCTCGATCGGAGATTCCCCGTGAACGTGTCCGATACCGATGGCGTCGGCAGTAATGGTTCGGATGTCACCGAAGATTTTTGCTTCGGGCCAGTGCTTCTTGAGGACTTTTTGGCAGAAATTGTCATTGTCACAGAATATATGCTCGACGTTCTCTCTCCCCCAGACGGTATCGGCGGCGAGAGCGAACCCACCGATACCCGAGAACAGGTCTATGTGTATGAGTTTTTCCATTGTTTTTCCCCGCACTTCACTCTCTGTACGGAGGGGGTCATAGGGATTGCGGGGCTAGCGATACTTCTCGCTTAGTGCCCTTTTTAACTTCGTCCTTGATTTCATCTCTGCGAGTGTTTTTGCGCGTTCCCGTTCGTACTCGTCCTTCGTTATTTCTTCAAAGCCATGGAACGGGTTTTTCCCCCACCATTCTTTGTTCAGATACGGAAGCTGGTCGTCGATAATGAACACAATCTTCCCGTCTCGATCGATGTAGAACTCCTCGCAGATGAAATGAAATCCCCGCTCCTTGGTGTCCACCCATTCGAGTACCTTCCTGAACACGTCCCAATAATCGCTCTCATTTTTCGGACACGAGTAACAATTTCTTCGGTAGGCGAAGCACTTCCCGACGCACTCTTTCAAGCGGGGCTTCTGTATCTTCTCAATCTCCTCTTCCTCGATTTCGTTTATCCTTGCGCGGATTTCTGCGGCTTCTTTCTGAAGTTTTTTTATTGTTTGTTTTTTGTTCATAGTTCTCGTGGGGGTTCTTTCTCTTGATTCTCTAGGGAGGAAAACTCATCTTTCCATTCGTTTGTCGGGGCATCTATAGAGAGGTAATCCTCAGCGATTCTCAGGTATTTTCTGTTACTCCCAACGTCATTCTGTGCTATGTATCCCTTTGCAAATGGAAGGATTAATCCGATTATCCTCTCTGCCTCCTTCCTCTCCTGCGCTCGGGCTTCGGTGATGAGGGAACGGATTTCTTTCTCGCAGGCAAGCAACGCCTCCTCTTCCGTCGGTTGATACTCTCCCTCATCGACAAACCACGCGTTGAGATGGTACGCACACTTTCCGACGACCTCTTTTATTCGTTCCTCCTGTTCGTTTGTGTGGGGCATATTAGGAAAAAGTATCGAATACTTGGAACATTCCGACCGACACTAGGATAAAGTAACTGAACGCCAGAAAACCCTGCAGTATGTTCTCTACTAAGCAAACCGCGCTAGCAAGAAAAATCATAAAGAACGCTCCGGCGACAACATTCAGTACCTTCCGCGCTTTTGTGTGGGGCATGGTTAGAGTTCCTTGAAGAAAGATTCGGGCGATCCACCTTCGGCGAGATGGTCGATGAATTGGTGCCAATAGTGTTGCCACGCTGGAATGGGAACGAAAACTTCCCCTCCGATGCAAGTTCTCTCTTTCCATTTCCATCGCCTTCCCCAAGCACCGCCAGAAGGAGGGGTCGAGAAACATCCGCTCCTCGTTGAACCCAATCTTCCCAACAACCCAACACTCCTCACTATTCCACCCTCCCTCAATCGCCTTTTTGATTGTCTGTTCTATTGTCATAGTTAGAGTTCCTTCATCGCTAAATCAATCGCACCGCGCACCGTTTTTCTCCACTGCCTCTTCTCGATGAAATGGGTCGTGTTTATGTCGCATGGGGCTTTCCCGCGAGGAAGGTTCTGCGCTCCGTCGGCGACAACGACCCAGTGCCCGTTATCATCGTTGATGAGCGCGATGCCGGAGCGACTGTGCTTGTGGAGCCAGTCCATCCGCTCCTTATCCGTTCTTTTCTTCATAGTTCCTCTTTAAGACCCTTCACCGCTCGACGGGCGGTGTTCCAAGTACGTCCTTGATGACCTTGAGAATGTCCTGCTTTTCTACTGTAAGTTTGTACATAGTTTTGTTTATTTTTGACCTTTGCGTACACGGCATCACGTCTAGCCGTCAGTGTTCGGATTGCGACAGGGAACTACTAGAGGCCTTCTCGTCCCCGCATTTCCGCTAGCGGAACGGACGTACCGAACTCTGGCGTGATTCACTGGTACGAGGGTAGAACGACCGAATAGCGCCTCCGCCCCTGTTTTGCCGTTCTAGCATCCGTGGATTGGTTACCACTGGGGACGGTTGACCCTCGAATCAATGAACCACGCTTGCATACTGGGCTAGGAAGGCGGGGCGAGAGTTCTTCTTCGGTGTCGCTCCTTTGGGGTTTCACCATCGGGACACCAACCGTGTCACTCGCCAGTACGTTTACATACATTTGCGGTGGAGGTGCCCTTTCGTCCTAGGATGAGGCACTTGGCGTATTGCGCCGTCCTTTTCTTCCACCCGTGGCTTCTGCGCCACGCCACCCGCCATCGTAACCCAGTATGCTGCATACCTGATTCAGGGCTAGGGCGGTTACGGGGGCGGATCTTTCCACCAGTTTCCTGATGAATATTTCCCCACAACCGCTTAGTCCGCTGGAACTATTTGTATCTTAATCCCAGCCCAGAATCAGGTATGCGTATGTGAAGTTACTTTGAAACGTTTATGAACGGCGTTGCTCCTCCGGTAACCTGCGGTAGAACCCCATTCCATTTCTCAATCGCTCGCAATTCCAGTACGTTACTATTCTGCAAGAGTGCCTGTGCCTCGATAGAGATTGCCCGTGCCTTCCCTTCTGCCTCGGCAATCCTCTGTTGTGCCTCGAACTTCACTTGCTCAAGCTTATTTTTCGCCGCAAGCGCATTCTGTTCTGCTGTTACCTTCGCCTCAATCGCTGAGTTAAATGAATCTGAGAAATCGAAGTTCACGATGTTCATGTCCTCGACACTCATCCCGCGTTGGCTTATCTTCTCTGCGAGGAGGTTCTTAATGTCCTCTCGAACGCTCTCGCGCTTCGTAATCAACTCCTCCGCAGTGAATTGTGCGGTCACTGCCTTCACCGACTCCTGAATCGCTGGGTCTATAATTTTCACCTTGAACTCCAGCCCCACCGTCTTGTATATCTCGCCGACCGACTCCGGCTTGATGCTGAAGTTAAGCGCGATGGTCGTATGTACCGTCTGGAGGTCTTTCGACGCACTCGCGGCATCAACTTGTTCCTTCTGCGTCTGCACATTCATCTTCACGACCCCCTGAATGAACGGGAGCTTCACGAACAATCCTTCGTTCTTCACTCCGGCAACCGCGCCGAACTGCGTCAGCACGCCACGATACCCAGCCCGAACCGTCCCGAATGAACTCCAGAGGACAACGAGCACAAGAACCCCGATGAGCGAATGCAACGCAATCTTCCCACCAAGAAACTCACCCATTTCATTTGTATATTTCATGTTGTTTTTACTTCTTCTCCTTCGCACTCTTCGACTCGACCTTTCGATTAGAATATGTATCCATATCCATGTCTAATTGCCCTCAACTTGTCATTGTGTTCTTTTATCCTCTCCTGCAGAACGGTTGACGACGATTCTCCAAAATCATCCACTAGAAATTCGTTCGCAGGAAAATAAACCATGTCACCAAGAAGCGGAGAAATATAATGAATCCTATCGAGAATCTCTCCAGAAATTACTCTCTGGTAATGGACATACAGAAAATGACGAACTGTACTGACGCCCATCCACACGGCGTACCCAACGATCGCAAGACACACGAGCAACCCACCAACGTGACTGACATGAACCCAGAATGACGTTTCGTTTTTCATAGATTTATTCCTGCATCCCCGGCGCTTTCGGGACCTTTTTGAACATCGAGAGAAAACTGAACACGGCGATGAGCAATACGGCGAGCAAAATGACGCACCCCATAATC